ATCCGGTAAATCTAAACGTCCACGAAGCCTAGCCAGTGGATAAGAGTAAATGGGGATACTCAAGGGTTGAAGAACTCTTAAAAAATTTATATACTTTTATATAGATTTACTACCCAGATGAATATCTTGACGAAATTGCTAAACGTTTGTGCGATACTGTTATCAAATATTATTAATAAAAATTTGATTTATTTAAAATATATTAATAATATGTTTTAAATAATAATCATAACAAACTATTATGAAATTCAGATATGCAAATTCAATTATGTTGGCATTTGATAATGTCTACATATCGGATTTTTTACATTACAATCCATTAAAAGTAGAAATTCCTAAAAACGAAATATGGTACATAGTATACGGTTTTGATGATGATAAAGAGGAAAGTTATTTGGCCATACACACGTCAAAATATAAAACATGGGACAAATGTACTACATTATCAGAACAATATTTTCAATCCGATGTTTATATTTGTACTAAAAAATATGACCAAAATTTCTGTTTGGAAGACGATAATAAGAACATTGATTTTATTATTGATGATTTATTGGGACGTGGTATTTATTTAGATAATAATATGGTTGCTATTAGTACTCCTAATGAATCAACCAAAGGTATTATCAATAGGTATGTTAACAAAAATAATGAAACTACTTGTTTGGAAATAAGTTTTTTGAAACAAAAATAAGTTAATAATGTAAATTAATTTAAAAAAATTAATTTGCATTATGATCAATGACAACCAATCATAGAATTATACTTATCAATTACTTTTTGTTGTTGATCCGAATCTAACCCAAAGAAAAATTTAATTTCATTTTCTTTCTTCCATTGCAAATACAGACTATTATTATTTGAAAAATCTTCCAAATATTCTTCACCCCGTTCCGAAAAAATTTTGGCAGTATCATCATTTAATTCAATAATATCCACAATAGAAAACATATTTCGAATTGCTGCAAAAAACTCCATTATTTTTTTTGTATTTACATCGTAGGAATTTAGTCCAGCATGTGATAGTAACAATTTTTGGTTAGAATAATCACAGCCTTTATAAAAGGTACATGGAGAGTTATCACTATTTCTGAATCGGAAAATCATTTTTTGGTAAAGTGTTTCTGCTTTGCAAAAAGACTTAACCTGCCCTTCAGGGACAAGGTAAAGGGGTATATGGCCAGAATATTCCAAATTACTGAAATCATCTAATCTAACTTCCGATTCTTTAATAAAAATATCTTGGATATTACTTTCCGTTAATTTGGATAGATTAATCAGCTCGGCCTGATATTTTTGAATAGTAATTATATCTATTTTATAATTTTCGACCATATGTGAAAATTTCATATTGGTTCGCGTAGCATTCCAATAATTCATACTAAAATAGTTAACCGATTGGTCAATTATGTGTGTATAATAAATTGGCGTTCTATATTGGGTCATGTAGTTTGTAAATAAATCAATTTTTTAAAAAAGTTGAAAAAAAAAGCGACACGACATTCCAATTCTGTCAACAAAATTTAGAAGTTTAGCATTTGTTACTACAAAATGCTAATCCAAAATAAGAAAAAGTGCATATTTCCAGAAAGCGAAAAAAAATGGGATGAGAAATTGGGTCGATATGTTTGTCCCAAAGGAATACATCCGAGAGATGGCCCATCCAATAACAAAAAAACGCCATTAGTTCAGACCCAAAAATCGAATACTATCACTAAATCATCATCCAAAGCATTATCTAACGACATAGATACGCCTGAAAAATTAATGGAATGGAAAAATATCCAAAGTGATAAAGCATGGGAAGCCTATCAAAAAAGCAAAGGCCAGGCAGTTGAGGATATTGTTAATCATAATACTCAATTAGAACATGATTTGAATTGTATTATTGGTAATATTATGTACAAATATGATAAACGTATCACCAAAAAAACGGTGTATTTTGATAATTTGAATGATTTACAAAAATTTATGGACGAACTAAATATGGCAACTGATCAGTTTAATTGTAAAATGCAGGATTTTCGTGATTCATACGGTAAGCCAGTTAGTGACCATGGATATATTTATTTTAAACATCGTAATATTCATACAAATGAATTACCTGTTAGCCGAAAACTTTATCGTTTAAAAAATTCTGCTGACAAATTAAAGGAATGGTATGATTTGGTAAACCAAATTGAAATAGAACTAGAAAAAAATTTCACCAGTTACAAATCTGATCCGGAAAAAATTATTGATGGCGCAACCGAGTTCCAAAAATATGTTGTCTCGGCGATTAAACAAATTAAGAGATTCGATGTTGGCAGTTGTACTAACAATCGCTCACTTTTGAGTGAAAAATTTAATTTTATCCAAAGATTAAAAGCCATTGAAAAAATTCTTACCAATTTATTGTGGGACCAAATTGATATCCGAAATAAATATTATCGATCCAATTTCAAAAAACTGATCGTATATGCCAAACAATACGCTGAACAGTACGTTGAAAATAATCGGTCATTATTGGACAAACAATTTTCGTATGAAGTAAACAATTACGAGATAGAAATTAAAATCAAAAACGAATCCGGTATTTCATCCGAACAGTACAAAGAAATATTCCCAGACAAAAATGTAGCATCATTAAAAAATTTATCTGGTGCGATTGAAATTATTATTTGGGGAACACGAGTTGGTTTAGCCAGGAATGAAATCGAAAAAGTGACGATTATAATGCTGGAAATGAAATTTCCGAGCATAACCTGCCGCTTAGGGGACAAGGTAATGACCGATGATAAAACTTTGTCCATGGCGGAAATTGGTAAAATTAATTACCAAAAATTTATTGAACCAATCAACAACCAATTAGAAATAGCCGACCAAACTTTTAATAGAATTTTATCGAAAAAAAATCCCCGTGAAATTATTGCCGAAATAGAAAATTACAAAAGAAAATTGTTCGATCTAACAAAATTGGTTGACGAATTTAAGACTGAACAACCAGATAAAAAAGACAAATTGGCATTGATTGGAAAAATAAATGATGAACTTTCAGAAAGATTTTTAGTGGAAAAATATCAAATTATTATAGAACAACTGGACCACATAATGGATCTAGAATTTGCTGAATTAGATAGATTATCCAAAGAAAATCAGGATCTGGATTTGATATACAAAGAAGCATTGCGTATCAGAAATACTGTTAGAAAGATTGCACTGCGATTTGATAGTTACAATCCTGACCAGGGCAAACACAGTAAAGAAACAATTTTGGCGTATTTAGCAAATATTGACAATATATTAGAAATAGTAATAACGGCAACCGAACCCACAAAAAATGATTCCGATACCGATCAGAAAAACACAAAAAATGATATCAAATCCACCATAGAATTATGTCAATACAAGTCACCAACTATCGACGAAAAATCCACACCCATATTCAATAATATAATTCAACAAGTAGAAAATATGGTTCAAAAATATTTGTTACGCTGCGAAACTGATACTGAATTTATTGAATTAAGGGATGAATATCTAATAGCAGGCGTTAAACTTGGTCTGGAACCAACGAATATTGATTTACAAAAATCTTTAGCAAAAAAATTAGACGATTTACAAAAACATCACTTGTACCAACAAATGATCGAGTTTGGTATCAGAATATCCGAAATTAGGTTTGATTTAGAATCCATGGCTGATAACAAACTCATTGGGTGTGTGGAAAACTATTCCCAAATCAACCAAAATATGTCAAAATTAATGGATGATGCAAGTCAATTTCGAAAGCAAGCAGACAAAATTCGAAACAATGTTATTAAACCATTAAGGAAAGTTCTTCATTGTCCAGATACTCCACCAACCAGACGAAGAGTTTTGGCTGGCACCAAGGGTTTTGGTAAATGTTTTTATGATACGGCCAAAAATTACTTAGTGGATTTGCCAGTCATGCTGTATGAACTAGGAATCAATTCGGTCGAATGTGTCGCTAATTGGCAGAATAAATTGGGCACCATAGATAGAATGGTTGTACTGTCGGATATTTGTAAATTATTATTTGACGAAACAAAACAATCTTGGGAAAATTTGGAGACCTATCAAATTCGGATGGATATTGTCAAAAAATTGGAAAAAAGAAAAAACCTTTTTGATAGAATATTTGATGCCGAAAATTATCACTTGGATCAGGACCAATTTGTAGGGTATGTGTCAGCAGGACTAATCCGATTTCTTTTTGGTGGTATATTTATTAAAAGTGTTGCTGGAACCGGAAGACAACTCCTCAAAATAATTCCAACAGCTACTAAACTTTTGGGACAAGGAAGCAAATCCCTACATAAACATCATATCCTGCCCCAAAAATTCAAATCGTGGTTTGCATCCCGTGGAATTTCCAATATTGATGATTTTACCATTAAAGTCAGTAAATCAACACATTTGAATGGCATCCATGGCAGTGGTTTGGGATATTTACCTGGTGGTTGGAACAAATTGTGGGCCGAATTTATCAAAACAAATCCAACTGCAACATCATCGGAAATTTTTCTTTTTGCGGAGAACCTATTGAAACAATTCAATTTGGAATATTTGCACTATTTCAAGTACTAATATTGATAATTCAATAAAAACTTTTTATTGAATTATTAATAAAATTGAATAAATATCATATTACAATACCAATAATAATTATAGTTAAGGTATTAATATTTTTTTTCATTATGGAAAACAATACAGATCAAAATTCACAAATAAAATATATGGATAAATTTTTATATTTGAGTAACAGGCTAGAATTTTTAACAGGTTATACATTAACCTCAAACAAACTCAAAATTTATGGTACACCAAGAAATGGCAAATGTACCTTAATGGTAAAAGAAATTTATGAAAATATTGCAGCACTAATACATACCAAAAATAATTTAGGTGATGAAGATATATCACAAAATGAAAAAGTATTGTGTTTAACAATTGGTGATGGCAAACATCCTCGTGCTGGTATTTTATTTGCGCTGGCAACCAAATGGAAAGTGATATCAATTGATCCAATCATGGATGATAAATGGTTGGCCAATACAGAACATAATTTTGGTCATTTATTACCAAATTTGGAATGTGTCGCAGCGAAAGCAAATGATATTATTAATGAAATTGATTTCACTAAATATGACTATGTCGTTATGATAGGTGTGCATACTCATGCTGATATGTATGACGCAAAAAGAATGATAACAAAAAAGAAATTTGATACTAAATTATTAATATTGTATATACCATGTTGCAAAGGAATTCCCAGACAATTCAATAATACAAAACCCATTGTTGATACAAATGATAGTGTCATACCTAGTACCAAAAATAGAATAATAATATGGAAAATTAATTGGTGAAAAAAAATTATTAAATTATTTTAATTTAATTTTTTTTTTAAATACTCAATATCTGCTGATAAAATATTTTTGTTTTCGGCTATGATTTGATAGTTTCTTAATAAATTGGCTCTCCTTAAAACAGGTAATACTCCATGATTTTGGCATACTTCGTCCAAAGCATTTCTTCTTTCATGTTCGGATTTTTTTGTATTATAGCCGTACAGGGATAAACACCAATGTTCGTTTGGTAAATTTTCTGCGGTATTATTCATTTTGTTAATTATATTATGGTATCAAATTGTATTTATATAAATTATGTAGTAAAATATTGAAAATATTATTGATAAGGTTACACCATATTATTCTAATATATTATGACATTCATCATAAAAATGTACAAATTTTTAATTTTGATAATTTTTTTATCATGCATAACTGAAGTAAAAATGTGTGGATGCTATGGTCCAGCCAGTTGCAACCTTCAAAATGAGTTAGCCGCTTGTAAAGAAGAGGGCGTATGCGATTGTTGTGCATCATGTAATACATGTAACCAATTGTTTGCTGGATGCGCTAACCAACAAACCACAGATGATGGATATTTTGAACCATTATTGCCCAAAACATTTAATTTAGGAGAAGCAATTGGTGAATATAATATTTCGAGTTTATCGGTTAATTATTTGGGATATCCATGCGTAAGACCTCCACTTCCATTAGGTCTAACCATTAATGTTACGCAGGATGCAAAATTATTTTTAACGGGTACTCCAAATGAAATTATACCACCAACACAATACACATTAAAAATGAAAGCTGTTGCCGAAAATATTATTGCAATGAAATTTACTATTTCTATTGTTCAGACGAATAGTGCAAATTGTCCAAAAACTTTTGTTTCTAGTGAAGCTACTAAAAATAGTTTTTTTTCATTTGTTTAACAAATAATAAGATGATATAACCATATTATTTTTATTATTTGACAAGATAAAAAAATTGAAAATCCAAATTTTAGATAAGTGCTCATATTTCGAGAATCAATACAGTGCATTTTTTGCATATCCATAATATTAATGCATATGTTTCCAAATTATGATCAATATTATCCCGATCCCGAGTCCGAGATAATGTTTTGTGATTGTGGAAAAAAAAGACCAGAATGTTCAACTTTTATCGAAACAGGACGTGATTGCCAGGGAATGGTTATATTGTTTATTCAATCTAAAGATTATGTTAACACATACCAAAATTCCGAACCAACCAATTCATCCATATTGAATTCTCCAAAACTATTAAAACTTAAAAACAGTATTGGATTGTCAAAATTATCCAAAAAATTAATTTCTCCGATAATAGATGAATTTAATACATGTCAAATATTGAAACCAATTAATATAGCCAAATCCAATTCTCCGAAATTACCAAAAAAAAATATATCTCCAAGAACGGAAGAAGATTCAAGACGCGAACTTTTAACATGTAATCATCTTAAGAAAAAAGAATTAATACAAAAACAACAAGAAGAATTAATAGTGTAATAAATATTGATTTAATATTTATCATACAATTAAAGTGCATTTTTTAACCATAATTTTATAATGTGTGTGGTAATATTATTTTATTATTTTACAAAAGAATAAAAAAAAATTTAAAAACAGGTATTTTGTATAAATTGTTATTAGAGTGCAGCTTTTGTTTTTAATTTTTTAACCATCATTTTACAATGTGTGGGTTACTACTAGTACCTTTATTTTTTGATATTTCTTGATATTTTTTACATGAATATAATATATTGTATTTATGTAAAAAATTGAAATTTTAAAAGTATTTATCAAAAAGTAACCTATTGTTTTCATATTATTTAAGAAATATATATGAATGGTTCAACAGAAACAGAATCATAATAGATTAAATTATAGAACCAAAAAAAAACATGACATTAGCCCTATTTATATTTCCAATATTCGATAACAGCACCTACTATTCCTCCAGAATCAATCAAACAACAAAATAAATCAATCAGGTTAATTAAAGCTAAAAATCCTAAATCCACTAAGAAACCCGAATTTATTTGTAATAAAAAGGTTAGAATTTATCCATTAAACGAACAACATATTATTTTGCAAAATTGGTTTTATTTATTCACCAAAATGTTTAATATCACGACTGAACATATTCGGTCTTTAATTTATAAAGGTTCCAAATTAATTACTATCAAGGAAGCCAGAAAAGTTCTCAATTTTATAAATATAAGAAAAACATTATGTGACCAAAAAAATACACTAGCCTCATCAATAAAAAATAATATTCCCACTCATATATTGGATGAGGCTATTAAATTATCAATATCAAATCATAAAACTTGCTTAACTAATTTTGCGGAAGGTCATATCAAAAAATTTCGAGTAAGATGTTTACCAAAAAATCGTAATAAAAAAATATTAATAATTGAAGCCAATTTCTTTAGAGAAAGTACTTTTTGTCCATCAACTTTTGATAATATTGTATCATCAGAATTGTTTAATGATATTGATAGAACAGTAATATTACAATATAATCAGGATACCAGAAAATATATATTAATGGTTCCGCATTCGATCAAGGAAAAAACAATAAATAAAAAGAAATTAGCATGTGGAGGAGATCTTGGCGTAAGATCTTTTTTAACTGTTTATAGTGAGGATCATACATTAAATATATGTCCCAATATAAAATTAGATAAGGACATAGTTAAATGGCACAAAAAAATAGATAAAATTCATGAAATAATGAATTTTACCAATCCAAACCAAAAAATTACTGCTTGTATCAGAAAAAATGGAAATAAAGTACATTATATTAAAACGAAACGGGTACGTAGGTCAAGGTTAAGACGAGCTCTAAGAAAATATCATCAAAAAATAAATAATAAGATTCGAGATATGCATTATAAAGTTTCACATCATTTGGTTAATAATTTTGATAATATAAGCATCGGGAAATTTAGTACCAAACAAATATTATCAAGACATAACCAAAAGATAACTTATCAAACAAAAAGAATGATTGGCGTATTACAACCATATCGATTCAGACAAGTGTTGAAATACATGGGAAACAAATATGCCACTATCGTAACAGAGGATAGTGAATACTTAACAACCAAAACCTGTTCACATTGTGGGAAAGTAAATGAAATAGGTGGAAGTGAAACATATTATTGCCCGAAATGTGAATTAGAAACGGGTAGAGATGAGAATGCAGCAAAAAATATCTTAAAAGTAGGATACAAAAATGCAATAAATACAGAACAAAAAGAAAAACAAAAAATCATAGGAAAAATAAAATTCGTGGAAGTATAAAAAAAAATCATAGGTTCATCCGCGATGAATCTAAAATAAAGTTGCATGATATGAAACATTAATCGAGAGATTATTGGGAAGTAATCATTTAGATTCGAATCTAATTAAAGATTCATAAAAGAATCTGTACCAACTTTGAAAACTTAAAAAATTTGTAAACTTGATAATGTATCAAGAAATATCAACTTTTAAGTAGCGGTATAACTATACCACTTATTTTGATATTTATTAGTTTTTGAAATGGTTGTTGATTATTATTATCGGTCCAAGTTTCATAATTATATGATTCGAGACATTGGAATCCTAACCGATAAAATGCTTTTTGTGATGCAATACCAGTTGCTTCAGCGATAATATAATTGTATCCATTTTCTTCAGCATATTTGATTGATTGTGTTAAAAGTTGATGGGCCAATCCATTCATTCGATATTTTTCATCAACTGCAACCATAAACATGTGAAAAACTTTACATTGTATTCTACATTCACTTTGCTCATTCGAATAGCATCCATAGGATTGTCCTTCAATTGTAGCAAACCATTTATCTTCCATTTCACCAAGAAGTTCAAAAATTGGTTCCATACCCGGAACATTAATTTGATCATTATGCTGAATCACCGGGAGAATAATTTCCTCATTTAAAAGAGCAGCCACTATTTTTTTATTTTGGATAGCGACAAGCGAAAGTTCCATTTTTGAGTTAACAAGCCACGGTAAAAGAAAATAATCATGAAATGTTTTTTCTTTAATACATAAAAATGCAGTCATTGGTTCAAAATGCACAAATACATCAGTCACCAAATTAGCGACTTCATCTATATGTTCATTTTTTAATGCGCAAATAATCAAATTTTCATCGATGAATAATTTTTGATCCATTATTAAAATAAATTATTAAAAATTAATAATTTATCATCAGCAATTATTTTTTATTTCAATTTTTTTTAATATATTTTTTTTGTAAAAACACATTAAAATGTTGGATTTGATTAGATTTTTTTGTGCAGTTGGCATTATTTGGTATCATAATTTCAAATTTTTTTAATCGGCTAAAGCAGAACCAAGGAATGTGCCATCGAAATCGGATGCTACATCAACGGAAACCAATTTGACTCCATTTTCTTCGATTTTTCGTTTGATTCGTTGGAAAATATAATTGGCTGTGCCTTCAACACTGGGTATAAAATCAACAACAACCACTTTTGCCTGGGCTCCATCAATTAATTTTTGTGGTACAGGTAATTGTTTTTTATATACCAAAATCGAAAATGCCCATGGCCGTATAATTAATTTTTCTATAATGGCACGTATATTTTCCACACGCATTACAACACCTTGTTCATTAAAAGGACCTTCAACAGTAACCGCTACTGAAACCAACGGAAACAATATATTGGGATCCGCAACTGGTATATATCTGTCGGTATAGGCAAATGGATTTGTTGCTCTAACACGATGAATAATTTTTTTATCACATTTTTCACAAGAACAAAGAGACATGCTGTTGATTACACTATATTTTCATTTATATAATTATTATTATCATGAAGGTGAATCCCAGCCAAAAAAATTGATATTTTATTTAAACTGGTGCATAAAATTATATAAATGAAAATATATTATTGGTTATATTTATTATGTTCAGAAAATATTCGTCTTGTACTAAAAACCTTCTCAATACTCCGATAAAACATCAAAGTATGTTAGGTAATCTATCCTTTTTGAATGAAAATAATTCGGTACAAAATTTTAATAGCAAACCGAATCCAAGTATTGGAGTATATGTTTCTAAAATTACTCAACCGATTTTTAATTCTTCTATCGAAAAATGGTTAATGCAAAAAGATGATTTGCCTGACGTAGCACTTTATTTATGGCGAAACGATCAGTCAGTTTTTATTGGACGGAATCAAAATCCGTACAAAGAATGCCAACTCCATAATATGGCAAAAGATAACGTGAATTTGGTTAGACGGCATTCTGGTGGAGGTACGGTGTACCACAGTTTGGAAAATACCAATTTTTCTTTCATATCGAGAAACGAATTTTATGATAAGAATCGCAACTATGAAATTATTATCAATGCTCTCAAAAAATTTGGTGTTGATGCTGAGATTAAAGGACGTAATGATATTGTAGTCGGAGATAAAAAAGTGAGTGGATCCGCTTATCAAATGACCAAAATAAAAGAAAAAATGTTGGCAGTACATCACGGTACAATGTTATTAAATGTAGATATGGCGGCTTTCTCTAAATATTTGAATCCAAATAAAAAGAAATTAGCGAGTAAAGGAATAGCAAGTGTTCAGGCCAGGGTTATGAATTTATCGGAAGTTGCTCCCGGTATTAATCACCAAAATATGACGGATGCAATTATTAAAGAATTTTTTAAAGCACACCATCAGGAATGTCCAATTACATTTTTGGATGAGTCCAAACTATTACACGAATTGGATAGGGATCCTATGTTTCTAGAGATATATGAAAAATACAATAATTGGGATTGGACATATGGGGAAACACCCGATTTTGAATACAGTATTGATAACAAATTTGATTGGGGAATGATAGATGTTGGTATTTCTTGTTATGCTGGAGTAATAAATCCAATTACTATTCATTCTGATTCATTGTATCCGAATATGATTGATGCTCTCAATAAACATTTGCGAAACAAACGTTACAATGCCGATGGTATTAATGATGGAGCTAAATTGGCTTGTTTGGAAATGGATCAATGCGAAAATTTAGACGAAACCGATAAGGAAAAATGTAAAAAATACATTGGCGAATTTAGTGAGTGGTTAATTTCTAAGATTTAACTAAAAATAATTGAAAATAATTTTGCCAATATTAATAATTTGGTCAATAATTTAGTACCAATAAAAAATATGTCCGCAGTAACGTCATTTAAAATTAAATTTAATTTATTATCTTATATACTTCCTATTTCGAGTTTGGTATATATTTACAACGAATATCGGCAATGTGATATTATATTTGATGAATCGAACAAAAGTGCAATTGCCACCAGAAATATACTTCCGTTTTTTCCCAAGAAAATTCACATGTATAAAATTGAATCGGACAATTCGATAACAACAAGTGAATTTAGGAATTTGGTTGTATTTGAAACTAAACATCCAATCGCAAGAAGTTTTGCCCGTTTATTTTTGTATGTAAAAAATTTTCCTTATCCTGTTGTATCGAATAATCCATTCACATCCAATAATTATACAAAGACCATCATTAATTCGGGAGCGTGTAAATAATATCCAATAAAAAATTGAATATTATTTTTATAAAATGATCCACCTTAATATAAATTAAACTAAATACACAAGTTGGTAATTTACCAAAACAATAAATCAATTAAAAAAAATGGAATCGGTTTCGGTATCATTTGAGAAAAAATATCCATTATTGACAAAACCCATGGGAATAAGAGATATTTCAAATTTATTGACAAAAGAGCTTGGAGAATATCCAAGCTCTGAATCTTTGGAGAAATATGAATTCTTTGGTGAATCTCCAGTATACCATGCTGATGCAACATGTATTCTCGGTACCAGACCTGCCATGGAAGATACCTGTACTATTTCCATTATCGAAACAGATACCCATGACAAAGTAGAATTTTATGGCGTTTTTGATGGGCATGGTGGTTGGCAGGTTTCTGAACTACTTAAACACGAATTCCATAAACGTTTTCCGACAGGAATCGATTATGGTAATCCGGATATAGTCAAGGAAACTATTAGAAAGGTTTGTTGGGATTTTGGCGAAGAAATTTTTGGCTATAAAGATTGCTGGAACTGCGGTTCGACAGCTATTTTTGCATTGAAATATCTAAAACATCTCTATGTCGTAAATATTGGGGACTCCACTGCTGTGATTTTTGACCATGATAGTAATATACTTCTCAAAACCAAAGGCCACAAGCCAATGGATGAGTCAGAAAAAGCCCGCTACGTTACAAAATGGGGTCGTCTTTGTCATAAAGATCGTGTTGACGGTATTTTAGCAGTATCTAGATCATTTGGGGATAACTATTTGAATGTGTGTTGTGGTGACAAGTATTGCGGTTTTGAAGCGGTTATCAGTAACGAACCCGATATTTATGTTTTTGAAATTCCTAAATCAACAAACCAGTTACATATGGTTTTGGGTTCTGATGGACTTTGGGACAACTGTGATTTTAATAGTGATTTTGAACATCAGATCCAGTCAGGCAAATTTTCATTTAAAAATCTGGCACATATTGCCAATACTGAATCTCCTAAGAATGCGAGTAGATCACTTGTCTACACAGCACTTAAAACTGATATATATGATAACATCACTGCTCTCGTTGTTAAACTTTAAATTTCTTTATTTTTTGACTAAAAAATAAAAAAATTGAAAAAGTTTGTTACTCGAAATTAAATAAACTAATGAATAGCAGTAATAAAAATTATGTCCAAGTGTAATTCCATTAAACTAGATTTATTTATTAATAATAAATTTGAAGCAAAATACAGATGTATTGATAAAGTCGATTTGTTGGGTTTATTACGCGATTTATGGACCGACAATAGGTTGACCGAATTTATACAAGTTTCAGTTTATGCCAATATTTGTTATCCGTACGATCGAAATAGAATAGATGATATCAATGTATATTATTGCAATACATTTATAGCTAATGCAAAAAATAAATTAAATTTAAACCCAATGGTTTGGAAATCCGGATACCAAGTACATATTTATTGTATCGATCCAAAAAATATTCATGAATTACGTATTTATTTTCCAAAAAAAGATACACCAACATACAACATATATGAAAATAAATCTAATAATAAAATTATTTATGATTTTAGTCGTTATACCAAGAATTATAATATTGATAGGTTAGAATCATCAGAATCCAAAAATATAATATATTCACTGGATAACACTAATTTAGTAATAACAAATCCATTGGACCAAATATATCATATTTATTTGACAAAAAAACAAATTAATACCAAACAACATAATAGTAGTATACTGAATATATTTAGTAAAAAAAAAGGTTATTGTGCTGTTCCGAATAGTGAAATAAATTAAAAAACATTGAATTATTGAAACAAAATGATTTATAATAATATTTACAAATGAAAAGTCTATCAACTTATTAAATTTTATTTAACAAGTTGATATATTTTTGTATTTACCTATTAGGATAAATCTAACTCTGGTTATACTACCGTAGGTAATATTTAATAGTATTCGTATTGATCACAAATGCCATCAGCATCATAATCCGTGCAAATGGGGCTTCCGTAACCATAAGATGGATAACCATAACTTCCTCCATAATATCCACTCGGGTATCCATATCCGCGACCATAGCCGCCATAACCTCCATAACCACGACCATAGCCACCATAACCTCCATAACCACGACCTCCATAACCTCCATAACCACGACCTCCATAGCCACCATAACCGCGACCTCCATAGCCACCATAACCACGACCGCCGTAACCGCGACCGCCTCCATAACCGTGACCGCCGCCATAACCGCGACTGCCACCACCTCCATATCCGCGGCCTCCACCGCCTCCATATCCGCGGCCTCCGCCGCCTCCATGACCTCCTCCTCCTCTAGGCATATTTCTAAACATAGGGTCTAAAAAAAATATAAAATTATTATATTTTTATGATTATTTTTAGAGAGCCAACCAAAAAAAAGATAATTTTATATGAAAAAAAAATGAAAAAATTATCAATTGGAAGGGCCATGGCATTTTGGAATTCAATACACTTATTCTTCATTCCATACTTGGAAAAATCATAACTGACCATATTTTCATACATAAATCGAAATCATCAATGAGCAGCTATCAATTCCTTGACCTGATTATACAGCAAAGGGATCAAATCGAATTGCTTCGTAAACAAAATGAACTGATCATGGAACAAAATAGGATTCTGTGGTCTGGTGGCATTAGCGCTAAACAAGTCCCAATGCAATTTTCACGAGTTCAACAGCAACCAAATCAGTTTTTGAACCAGCAACCTATTCGGCAGCCCATTCAGCAACCTGTTCAACAGCTAATTCCAAGGCCATTATTTTCGCGACCAATTACAAAACCGGTTCCACAACAAGCCAGAATGCCAGTTCCGCAAAGAGTTCAAAAACCGCTTGTACAAAATTTCTATTTTGCGGAACCTTCTCCAATCGATATTAAATTTCCGAAACTTTTGGAAATAGCAGAAAAACCAGTTGGAACAAAAATTAAAATGGTAAAACAACCATTATTTACCATGCATCATAACACACCAAAAGAATATGGTTTCAATTGTGCGACGGAGGGTGACAAATTAATATTTTCTTGCCACGCTGAACAAAATATGTACAATTGTTACTACACTATTACCAGAGCGAGCGACAAGAAAATAGTGGCATCATTTCCCCTACAAAAAAACAAAGGTGATAATGGCTTTGTGGTACAGGATGGTCAATTGCACATCGGTATTACCATTCCCCCTCTGATAAGAGAAATAAAAAGCGACGATGTGTATTATATCAGGATTTTCTGGATTAATATATTTGGTTTGGTATTTTATTTGGAAACAGTTCGCACATTGATTCTGGAAACCAAGGCACGTGATGATGAAATGATAGACCATATGATCAATTTAGTATGCAAAGTTTTTAAAAAACAGAAACACATTTCGCAAAAACAACTCAAACGTATACTAATGATTATCAAACCAGGACCGGATTTTTTGTTTGCTAAAAAAGCATTTAATGCCCATCCATTTGGAGAAATGATTAATGGCAAACAATTGCCAAACATGTTTTCTTGGTATTTGAAATTCTGTAAAATTTGCGAGCAAAATATGGTATTGCTTGAAAATAATATTATGTTCGGTCATATTACACGCAAAAAAGCAGAAAAATTACTCAACAAACAAGAAAATTATGCATTATTTCGCATTGGTTCCACTGAAACTTTGGCGATGTCTGTCTATATGGACGGCAAATATTTGCATATTATGGATGGTAAAGATGATTTAATACAACCAGTTAGAATTTTGGGTAAAAAAATCAGCATGATTATTTGTAGTGATGAAACCATGCTACCAGCCCAGAATTTTGTTGGTTTATTCCGGGCCAAAGGTAAACTGTCCGATTCTCTTAATGAACTTTGGTATTCTGTACAGGAGAAATAATTTTGCGCAAATTTGAAAATCAATTAATAAATCAATTTTCAAATTATTTCAACCATATGATAAAAAATTGAAACATTTATTGTTTAATCTTATAATAATAATTATTATAAGATTATTCTGGTGCAGTATACCATATTAATAAAAATGGAATCCAATATGCCATATATTCTGCCTCCTGAAATATGGATTTATATGTTAGATTTTTTGGATGATTCAGCAATGAATTTATTTTTTGTTAATAAATTTTTTTTCTCTTTGGTACCATTATCAAAAAATAATACGAATATGACAGAATATCTTTTAAAAAAAGGTTATTTGGATGCGATTAAATATATTAATCATTTGAAATCAATTAAAAATAATATCACATTAGACCATAATAAATTTAAACCAATCACCATAAAACAAGCACTTCTGGAAAGTTGTCAATATGGTCACACCAATTTGGTTAAATACTTAGTCACTATGGGAGCCAATATTAGGACAGATGATCATTATCCACTTCTGTTAGCTTCCAAATACGGCCATTATAGACTTGTAAAATACTTGGTCAATAATGGCTGTGATTTAAGGGCGAATCATTATGCCGCTTTTTGCTCAGCTTCAGAACATGGGCATTTGCGGATTGTTAATTTTTTTATTAATATAGGCAAAATTAATGTCGAAAAAAGATATGCTCTTAAAAGTGCTTGCATAAATGGTCATCTTAATATTGTTAAATCTTTGGTAAAGAATGGTGCTAATATTAGGGCATATGATGACGAAGCTCTCGGTGAAAGTTGTAAACATGGTCATCTTAATATTGTCATGTTTTTGGTCGAAAAAGGAGCGAATGTGAAGGCAAACAATAATTATGCAATCAGAATGGCCGAATTGTATAATCATTTTGATGTACGCGATTATTTATACAAGCATGGTGGTCGTCCATATAAATATAAATATGATGCTACTGGTATTCAGCATGGACCAATACAACCAATTTGTTATATCAGGGTAGTAAATCCATATAAAAGTATATAAATTTATTTATTATAATTGCAATAATGAGATCCAAAGAAATTCTCAAATTACTTAAAGTTTCAAGAGTTACTTTATCATCTTACGTT